TGTACCACTACGGGGATTTATCCAAGAAGGCTAAAGAAAAAGCTAGAAACGGCTGGAAAAAATAATGGCTACATCAGGCACAACAGCATTCAATATGCCGTTCACAGACATCGCTGAAGAGGCGTGGGAACGCGCTGGGCGTGAGTTACGGTCTGGGTATGATCTCCAGACTGCACGTCGCTCTATGAATCTGATGACGATTGAGTGGCAGAACCGTGGCATTAATATGTGGACTATCGAGCAGGGATCACTGGATCTTGTGCAGGGGCAGTCTACGTACGCTTTACCTGACGACACGATTGACCTGTTAGAACACTCTATTAGGACAGGTGCGAACAACCAAACTACCCAATCTGACCTAACACTGAGTCGGATTAGTATCAGTACGTACTCGTCAATACCTAACAAAATAACACAGGCTCGTCCTATACAAGTCGTCGTGCACAGAGATAGTGGGCAAACTTACCCGACAGGTCTTACTTTAGCCGCTACCGCATCCAGCACAGATACGACAATCACGCTAAGTGGGGTGGCTGGACTACCTCCTGCGGGGTTTATCAAGTTAGAGAACGAGATCATTAACTACAGTTACATTACCGGTAACGTGTTACAGAACTGCTTCAGAGGTCAGCAGGGCACCACAGCAGCGTCGCATACTGTGGGTGGTACCGCTATACCAGCGTACTGGGAACAAGTCCCCTCGGTAACTGTATGGCCCGTCCCGGATAATGTTGAAAGTTACAAGATAATTTACTGGCGTATGCGGCGTGTACAAGACGCAGGTAACGGTATCGAGACAGCCGACATGAATTTTAGGTTTTTCCCGTGTTTAGTAGCGGGTCTGGCCTACCATATTGCTATGAAAGTCCCCGAGTTTATGGACAGAGTACCTATGCTCAAAGCAGCATACGAAGAACAGTTTGAACTTGCGGCAGGAGAAGACAGGGAAAAAGCCCCGATCAGGTTTGTACCTCGCGCAGGTAGGATCTAACAATGGGTACTCGGTTTGCTTCTGACAAGAAAGCCATCGCCATGTGCGATGTGTGTGGGTTCCAGTACAAACTGAAAGAGTTGAAGAGTCTGGTTGTTAAGGACAGAGAAACGCAAATAAAAGCGTGCCCAGAGTGTTGGAATCCGGGGCAACCACAGCTTAAACTAGGTGAGTTTCCGGTCAGTGATCCACAAGCGATACGGAACCCTAGACCTGATAGAAGTTTAGGTGTGTCAGGGAACTATAGTAGTAGAGATATACAGTGGGGTTGGAACCCTGTAGGTGGCGGGAATGACCCGTTTGGCCTAACCCCTAACAACTTACTGGCTACTGGGTCAGTAGGTACAGTTACAGTAACGATTGTATAGGAGTAGTACGATGTATAACCCTAAAAACGTTTTTGGTATGAAAGAAGTCAAGGTGCACAAAGACAAGGGCGTATACCCTTGCAAAGACGCGCCAAAGCCCGATATGAGTGGTGTCAAGACTTCCGGTATCAAGATGCGTGGCGCTGGCGCTGCGACTAAAGGTTTTATGTGTCGAGGGCCGATGGCTTAAACGATGAATTACACGCAGCTTAAAGCAGATATTCAGGACATTTGTGAAACAAGTTTTACAGATGACCAACTCGCTTTGTTCACTGAACAGTCAGAACAGAAGATCTACAATACTGTACAGATACCTGCGTTACGTAAAAACGTTACTGGTTCGTTGACCACAGACAACAAATACTTAGATACACCGTCTGATTTCCTATGGTCGTATTCGTTAGCCGTGATTGACGGCAGTGGTAACTATTCGTACCTCATTAACAAAGACGTTAACTTTATACGTGAGGCGTACCCTAACGCTACTTCTACTGGACTGCCTGTACATTACGCATACTTCAATGACGATGCGTTTATTGTTGGGCCGACACCTGATAGTGGGTACTCAGTAGAGCTACACTACGGGTATTATCCTGAGTCTATCGTGACCGCAGGTACTACGTGGTTAGGTAACGAGTTTGACAGTGCGTTATTGAATGGTGCGTTGGTTGAAGCGATACGGTTTATGAAAGGTGAACCTGATCTTGTGGCTCTGTACGAGCGGTTATTTGTACAGACTCTTGGCCTACTCAAGAATCTTGGGGATGGCAAACTGCGCGAAGACGCATTCCGTTCAGGACAATTACGGGTTCCAGTAACTTAAGGAGTTTAACATGGCAATTACACAGGCAATGTGTACTTCGTTCAAGCAAGCATTACTTGACGGGGAAATGGATTTTAGTAGTAACACGGCGCAGTCTTATAAGATCGCGTTATATACAGAAGATGCGGTATTAAGTGCTGCTACCACTGCGTATACAACAACTGAGGAAGTATCTGGTGCAGGGTATACTGCGGGTGGTAACACCTTGACGATTTCCACGGCACCTACCACTTCAGGTACTACGGCGTTTCTTAGTTTCGGCACAACTACGTGGAGTACAGCGACAATTACAGCGCGTGGAGCTTTGATCTACCAAGCCGGTGGTTCTACTCCAGCAGTTGCTGTACTTGATTTTGGCGGCAATAAAACATCTACAGCGGGTGATTTCCAGATTACTTTCCCGACAGCGGATGCTACTAACGCGATTATTAGGATAGCCTAATGGCTGATGCCGTTGTTGTCTTTCAAGGCTGGGGGTCTTCTACCCAAGGCTGGGGCGATGGCGGCTGGGGTCAGAATGTCCTAGTTCCCGGTATGACCGGGGCGGTCGGTAGTGTTACTGTCAATGCAGATGCTAACGTCTACCCATCGGGACTAGCTGCTACTGGTGGAGTCGGTACAGTAACCGTATCTGCTGATGCCGTAGTCGCTGTAACAGGTGTCCAAGCCACCGGTGCATTAGGTAATGTAAGTGTTACTGCCGATGCAATAGTAGCGGTCACTGGAGTCGCTGGCACAGGTAATATTGGTGCGGTATCCGTAAGCGGGGATGCGAATGTAACTCCGTCAGGACTAGAAGCCACAGGTGCTGTAGGTAGTGTAACCGTAGCCGCTGACGCAATTGTTGCAGTAACAGGTGTCGCAGGAACCACAGCTTTAGGGTCTGTAACCGCCACTGGAGGCGCAGTTGTAACTCCTTCAGGGTTAGAAGCTACCGGTGCTATAGGTACGGTATCGGTAAATGCTGATGCCATAGTCGCCGTAACGGGTGTATCCGGTACAGTAGAAACAGGTTCAGTAACGGTAGGGGGCGATGCAAATGTAGCCCTAACTGGTGTTCAAGGAACTACAGCTCTTGGTACCGTAACGGTAGACTTGATTATTCGAGTACCGGTAACGGGAGTACAAGCTACCGGCGCTATTGGCAATGTAACTGTAGGGGTTGGTGTTGTTGTACCCGTTACAGGCGTAGCAGCCACAGGCGAAGTAGGTACCGTCCATGTATGGAGTACCATAGTTCCGGGGCAAAACCCGAACTGGCAAGATATTAGTGATGCACAAAACCCAAATTGGGTTAATATAAATACAGCTCAGAATCCAAACTGGCAAGACATAGCCGCATGAGGGTAAGAACATGACAACGCAATATACTACGATCCTTAAACTGGCTCTTCCCGTTCAGGGGGAATTGAGCGGTACTTGGGGCGATGTTGTAAATGACAATATTACGCAGATGGTTGAACAGGCTATTGCGGGTAAGGCCACGATTAACTCATGGACTGCTAACGCACATACCTTAACTACAGCGGACGGCACTACTGCCGAGTCGCGTTGCGCTATTCTAGAATTGACTGACACGGGTACTGCATTGACAGGCGCGGGTACAGTAACTTGTCCAACTAACACAAAACTTTACATTGTAGATAACAATACCGCACAGATCATTACTGTTAAAACTTCTGGTGGTACAGGCGTTGCTGTACCTGTCGGCAAAACCATGCTGGTTTACTGTGACGGCACTAACGTCGTTGAAGGCGTAACTCACGCAAATAGTCTGAGTTTGGGGACGAGCACTACCACTGTAAGTAGTGTATTGGATGAAGACGATATGTCTTCTGATAGCGCCACCGCACTTGCTACGCAACAATCAATCAAAGCCTACGTTGATAGCCAAGTCGGAACCGTTGACACACTACAAGAAATACTTGCTAACGGTAATACTACTGGTGGCAACGACATTCAAATATCTATAGGCGACGACTTTAAAACCTTAACCGCAGGAGTCTCTAACTTACGCTTAGGTGTCAACGCGGGTGATGCGATTGCAAGCGGTGGTAATTATAATGTTGTCGTGGGTGATGAAGCGGGTACGGCGATTACTACGGGTGATTACACGACTGCACTCGGCTATGCAGCAGGAGCAGCAGTAACTACAGGGCTTAGAAACACATTTATTGGTGGTTTAGCTGGTGATGCGGCAACAACCGCAAATGATAATGTGGGCGTGGGTTATGGGGCATTTTCAGCCGCAGGAACTGGAACACAAAACACTGCAATAGGTACAGCAGCTTTAAATGTAAATACAGACGGAGATAACAATACTGCGGTTGGGCGTAACTCTTTATTAGCAAACACTACAGCGGATAACAACACAGCAGTGGGTTATGCTTCTTTAGGAGCAAACACCACAGGCGCTTTAAATACGGCTGTTGGGTCTTCAGCTTTAGCAAGCAATACAACTGGCGGTAATAACGTAGCAATGGGTTTTGCCGCGATGCAGTTGAATACCACGGCTTCAAACAATGTAGCTATCGGTTATGCCGCGATGAACGCAAACCTCACAGGGACTTTAAATGTTGCGGTAGGTTATAACTCTTTAGATGCCAATACCAACGGTAACCATAGCACGGCTCTGGGTTATAACACGCTAAGTGCTCAAAACTATAGCGGTGCGACCGACGCGTACAATACAGCAGTGGGCAGTGCCGCAGGAGCCGCAGTCACCACAGGCGTTCAAAATACGCTTATTGGTGCTCTTGCAGGTGATGCAATTACAGATGCTGATAATAATGTCGCAGTTGGATATGCCGCTTTAACTAGGGACACTTTGGGGTCAAGAAGCGTTGCAATTGGTCAAGGTGTTTTAGCCAACCAAAACTTCACAT